GGCCAGCGATAATCTGATTCGCGCTGCATGGTCTGGTGTGGCAGCGTCTGGCGCATAAAAACAAACATACCTAACGCGAGCATCATTTTTCGTCACCTCCTTAACCGTCATGCATCATGCTGGCACGGGCGCGCGCACGTTTATCCCGCTCGTATTTTTCGAGCGCATCCTGTAACTGGCGGTCGAGCTGAGTCCCCGGCGCAGTACCGCCCGTCAGACTGATGTGATATTCGTTTTTACTCTGGTCCACATAAGAGCGGCCAGCCGGTGCCGTAACCGGCTGATAAGCCTGATAGCCTGCATAAGAGCTGGTCGCCGGAATATAACCACCGGTGCCATACGTGGCGGCATGAGTCCTTGCGGCGGTCTGGTCAAGTGTGTCTGACTCTTTGTTGATAACACCGAGTTTTTCCAGTACCCAGTCAATACCACTGCGCAGTTTGTTGAACGCATTAAGCGGCAGCATCAGCACGTCAGCCAGTGCCTGCCCGAACATGACGCCCGTGTCACGGCAACGGTTCAGGGTGTCCTGGGTGGCTTTAACCGGGGCAATCAGGTTTTTAAACCACTGCCACGCGGCCTGTAACTTTTCGCCCAGCCAGTCAAACACCGGTTTAAGTGGCGTGAACAGTTCCCCCACCGGCGCAAATGCCGCTTTCAGCCCTTCAACCACACCGCCGAAGAATGCGCTGACAGGCTCCCAGTATTTACGGATAAGCAACGCCCCGGCGACAATGGCGGCCACCACGGCCACAACCGGCCAGCTAATCGCCCCGATGGCCGTCATAACAGCACTGCCAACCGTCGTGAAGATTGCCCCCATTGCGCCTGCTGCCGCGATAATAGCATTGATGCCGGTGATAACCGGCCAGGCTACGAGGCCAATGGCACCAATGATGCCAGTCAGCGCCAGTGCACCACCGGCAATAATGCCGATGGTTGACGCCAGTGATTTGTTTTTCTGGATCCAGCCGTCGAGTTTTAACACATACATTGTGGCCGTCTGCGTGAGCTTACGCAGTGCGCCTTCCTGCTGGTCAAACAGGTCAGTCCCCACCGCCTCATAAGCGGACTGAAACTCCTTAAAGTCACCGCCGAGATTGTCCTGCATGATATTTACCAGCTCTGCGGTCTTCCCGTCTGAGGCTTTAAACGCAGCGGTCAGTTTGTCCAGCTTTCCGGTTGAGGCGGCAGTCATCAGCACAGCGGCGGATGAGCTGGCCTCCTCCCCGAAAATGGTTTTCATGTATTCAGCCTGCTGGGCAGTACCGAGCCGGTTTTTCTCAAAACTGGCCTGCATTTCTTTCAGAATGGTAAATATTGGCCGGGTGTTTCCCTTGCTGTCTGAGGTTTTCACTCCAAGCTCTTTGAGTGCATCCCATGCTTTTCCCGTCGGTGCCTGCAGGCGGCTTAACACGGCACGGCTTCCCGTCCCCGCCATTGAGCCTGTGATTTTTGCATCATGCAGCGCCCCGACCATTGCGGCGGTTTCTTCAATGCTGACACCGGCATTTTTTGCCACAGGTGCGGCATAGGTCAGCGCATCGCTCATGCCGTCAAAATCGGCGGCGGTTTTGTTCATCGTCATGGAGAGAACATCCCCGATATGAGCGACCTTATCGTTTGAAAGCTGAAAGGCGGATTTCATCCCCATCAGCAGGGCGGCGTTTTCTTCCATCGTGCGGCGGTTCGCCAGTGCCATATTCAGCGTGACCGGCGTTGCTGCCTGAATGGCATCAACATCCCCACCGGCTTTCGCAATGATAATCTGCGCACCGGCAGCATCATCCGCCGAGGCGGCAGTATTGTCACCGAGCTGGCGCGCCTGCTTGCGGAGTGCGGCCATTTCGGCGGAGTCTTTTGCCACGCCGAGCACGGCCTGCAATTCTGAGTTTTTCTGCGCAAACTCATAACCGGGCATCAGCAGCTTAACTCCGGCCATCGTTCCCGCAGCAGCAATCCCCACACCGGCAGCGCCCACTGAGGCCATATTTCCGGCCAGCTCCTTTCCGGCCTGATAACGCTGTTTTACTGCGTTAAGTTTTGCCTGTTGTGCACTGACACACGCCAGCGCGTCACGCTGTCGGTTAAGCTGTGCGGTGGTTTCACTGATACGATTTTTCAGTCCCTGCTCATCATGTGCAAGATTGCGGGTATTAATTCCCACAGCGGCCAGTTCCCGCTGCTGGCGTTTAACGGAATCTGTCAGGCGGTTATATTTCGCCTGTAAGTCCTCCGCCGCACGCTTTGCGGATTCCAGGACTTTCGCCTGAGCACGGGTCGGACGTTCGGTGTTTTTAAACTGTGTGGCAAGGGCTTCGGCCTCCTGCCGTGCCTTTTCAAGTGCATGACCAGTCACGGCGAGCTGTGCACTGGTCTTGCGGAATCCCTCAATACGGGATGCGTGACCGTTCAGCTCGCGCAGTGATTTTTGTGTTTCCCGGATATCCCCCGACAGCGACTTACTCGCTGTGCGGATGGATTTAAACGGGCGGGATGCCTGGTCAACAGCCCTGAGCAATACCTGTAATTTTACATTGTTACTCATTCGTGTTTCCGCTTCGCCGGAGCGCCTTTTCGCGCCATGTGATGAGTTCGGTCAGGCTCATGGGATACAGTTCTGATGGCGGCCAGTGAAATATCACTGCCACATCCGCCATCAGGTCATCGACCGACAGATTTTTCGGGAACGTCACTGCACCGAGTTCGGCGACAAAAAACCGACCACCTTACCGGCCAGCGCCACAAGGTCAGGCAGTTCCAGCGCGGCGACTTCCTGCTCGGTCAGCATCGGTGCCGTCATGCGCGGCAGCACTTTAATCAGTGCATCGACTTCGGAGTTTGCGACCGCAGCCAGACTGACACCGCGCAGCGTCCCGGCGTTAGGTTTCATCAGCGTGACCTGTTCGATAACCTGCTCACCACGTTTGACCGGATTGTCCAGGGTAATGACATTTTCTTTGTTCATGGTTTTCTCACTTCTGAATCAGGGTTAACCGGTCAGCCTGGCTGACCGGATGAAAATCACAGGCCGATATTTCGGCGGTGTTGCTCCAGCCGGTCGACGCCGTTCACCTTCTCAATCATGTTAATGGTGTCGATTTCGACCAGCTCCTTACCGTCCATCGTCAGCCGGAAATAGGTGCAGACCACGGAGATTTTCGACTCAGTGTCTTCTCCCTGTTTCCCCTCGCCGGTGTCGATTTCTTTCTGACGTCCACGCATGACCACCTCGACGGCCACCGTTTCGCCGGTATCGTCGCGCTGGTAAGAGCCAGCAAAACGAATCGGTACGGCATCCACACCGGTTGCGGCGTAAAGCTCCCAGATAACCGAATCCGGGAAGCCACCGAGCGACCACTCCATTGACAGCGCATCGTCATCAAGGCCGAGGTCTACCGGTGCGCTGCCGTTCATCCCCGCACCGCGATAGTTTTCGAGTTTACGGGTCAGTTTTGGTAGCGTGACGGACTTTGCAACGCCCTGATAGCTGTAGCCGTTCAGAAAGACGTTCATTAACTTGAGTTTGCGCGGCATTGCCATCGGTCAGGCTCCTTAATTGCTGTTAACCGAGGTGACCAGATTCGCCAGGTATTTATCGGTAATACGCTGGCGCAGGGTCAGGTTTTCAAGAGGAGGCACCGGGGTATAGTCGTAGTCGATATACAGTTTTCCGGCCTTGAGGGTTTCCGCATCGTTGGATTCTTCGCTGAACCAGCATGAGCCATCCACGATATAGCCGTTTGTTTTCAGCTCACGGAATTTGGCATTGATGCCGTCAACGATGTCGCGAATCAGCGTTGCGGTGATGGGCTTGTCCACCGCCCACATGTGCGCCTCAGCCATCGTGTCGGCCAGCACCTGCGCGGTGCGTGTGTAGTTTTCAAAGAGAAACAGCGGGTCATCAGAGCAGGTACGGTTACCCCAGAAGCGGAAACCGTCGCGGCGAATCAGCGTAGTGACGCCTGACTCGTTAAGCAGGTCAGCATCGGTGCCGGACTCCTGCAAATCCCAGAATACAGAGGCGCTGATGCCGGTAACACCGTTCACCCCGACGTTGGACAGCGTTTTATGCCAGCCCTGCTCCTGGTCGATTTTAGCGCGCAGACCCAGCGCACGGGCGGTGGCATACGCGGTGGCAGTGGTACTGGTGACCGTATCCCATGCGAGGAAATCCGGCCAGATGACCATCAGCTCACGCTGGCTGAAATTCTGGCGGTAGGCTTTCACCTCGGAAATGGTCTTACAGCCCCATGCGCTGATATATCCGAAAGCGCGCAGCTTCTGACAGACGGATGCCAGTGCAACAGCCACCTCTTTGGTATCCAGCCCCGGCACACCGAGAATACGCGGTTTAACACCGGTTACCGACTCCGCCGCCAGCAGGGCTTTCAGTCCGGTGTACTGACCGTTTTCGTCGGTGGTTCCGATGATATTGGAAACAGTCTGCGCGAGTTTCGTTTCTTCGTCTTCGCCGGTGCCGTCTTCCACACGCACGACAACGGTGACCGGTTTTGACTGGTCGGCGATGGCCTGCAACGATGCCGCCAGCGTGCCTTTTTTACCGGCCTTTGCAATTGCGCTCTGCACATTGGTAATCAGCACCGGTTTATTGAGGGGGAAGATTTCCGCATCCGCATCGCTGGCCGTGCAGACCATGCCGACAATGGCCGTGGATACGGTGGAAATGACGCGGGTGCCCTCGTTAATCTCCAGCACCTGCACGCCGTGATGATAGTCACTCATCCGTTTAACTCCGTGGTTAATGGGTGAGTGGTATTTTCAGTTGTGCAGGGCATGAGATGCTATTTGTCCTGGCTGGTCAGGGGATGAAACAACAGATAAAGAAAAGGCGGACAATTCGCCCGCCTGTCCTGATTTGTACTCACTCATTTTCCGCCTGACAATTTACATAGCCCAAATGCTATCAAATCTGACAGTCTGCTTTGAGCGAGAAACGGACGTTATAGATAGTGTGTTAAGGTTTTCTCTTTAATTGCAATGTCATATCCTCAACGACCAAGTAGTGACATTTTTCGTTATTATATGGTATTGTGTTAGAATTAATTTATTGATGCGAAATCATTCAAAGCTTCATTGGTACTTATATTTAACTTATAATCTTAATTAAAGAATTTCTTATTTTTAGATATTTTTATGCAAATACTTAATGAAAGGAGGCATAAATTTGGATACTAACAGTCCATTAATTGAAGTCGAGCAGAACACTTCAGACATATATATTCCGTTGCAAGCCTGGTTCGAGGGGAGAAAATTCCTTTCACACAGATTTTCGGGCCAAAACTGTAGTGATAATCCATCAAGTGATTGGGAGGCTTGGTTATCAATACAGGAATGCTGTCCTCTCCATCAGGTCAATAGTCTTAACTGGGTCGGACTGCATGAAGCTAGGAAAAATACAGATTCATTCTTGGGGAATGTGAAGAGTGAATTTAATGGAAAGCTTCCCATTTTTATTCATGAAAAGGAGAGGGTGATAATCGAAAAAAAAATCGGCATTCCTCCCAAACCCTCATTACCAATCTATTTAATATCATGCTCTGATATGGATGATACCAATGAACACATTGTTTATGTCGGAAAAACCGTTAACTCCAAAAGGTTTATTGGCGGTCACTCGGCTGCCTTAAAGTTGCTAGATCCCAAATATAATAATATGAAAAAGAGGATATATAGAGCCACCCCATGGTTTTATGATGGAAAAGACTATATTTCACTGGATTGGATTAGTCCGACATCATTAGCTATAGAATTACTTGACTTTATAGAGTCTCATCTTATTTACAATCTCAAGCCGGAACTCAACACATCGAAGAAAAAAAATGAAGATACACGTTATTCTTTTTATCTTCACATTCAGAACTTTTTATCAACAGGCTTTCTTAATGATGAGTTTATTTAATATCATTACTTATTAACATAGTAGAGATTAAACTACGTCCGCTCCTGGCAAGCAGCGGACATTGCTGGCTGAGTTGAGGGTCCGCTGTGAGCGAGGAGCGGAAGTTCAAAATTTTTCATAACGACTGATGAGAACAACACTAATTTTCGAACTTACTGGTACAAAAAATTTCCATAATCTTATAAAAAGTGGGGGAGTCAGTATGGTTCAATATTTGAAATACTACTTGTTTATGTTGAGAAAATTTTAAGCTTGACCTGGTTACCAGATTACAGCCGATCAACACCTAGACATCGAAACTTAGAGGTACCTCTGCTTTCAGGCATACTTAGAGGTCTATGTCTAAACCACCCGCTATGCAGGTGGTTGATTTACCTAATTCGGCCTTGCTTGAATAGCAGACTCTATAGCTGCTCGGAATTCCGGGGCATCAGTTCTTAATCGATAATCATCAAGGGTATTGAATATTTCTAGAAGTTCTCTACGATAATGCGGCGGTGCTGAATTACCTTCGCCTCTAGTGGTGAAAATTAATAATGAGTCAGCGACGTCTTTTAATTTTTTATTCCTTTTCAACCTAATATAACAAGATACAACTATATCAAGAATATGCTTTCTAGATTTCAAGGTGAGTTTTTTATTAGGCATAACCAACTGCAGCATAGCACCAAGTAATTTGGTAGCCTCTTTTGAAATATAATGAAGATCGAAATTATCTATTTCTTTATTTTCTTGAGGAATCTCCTTTTCATCTATCCATTCGCATTGTTCTGCCCAATCTGTAGCGACGCTAAATAAATGACAGAGAAGGAAGTGAAAAGGTGTTTCCCATTCACCACTATATTCATCTGATTGCCTATTCATATTCTTTATAATTTTCCTTGCGAAATATGAATAGTAATGCAACCATAAATGATCCTGAAGACCCTGGTGAATACCTTCATGAACCATAATTTCAAACAGCGTGACACCTGAGTAAATAGGACATTTATATTTTGAAGCATCGTAATAGGAACCTAAAGACTTATTAAGTGCAGCAATAATTTTTTCATCTTCATCTAACCTCCAGTAGAGATAGTCACCGATATCACGGTATATTGCTAAATCAGCTGCAAACTTAGCATTGGAAAAGAAAAAATGTAATATACGGTTGTTTTTTGGAATCAATAAACGATGTCCTCGACTAACGTTAAGATTATTTTTAAGCTCAACATATAGACGACTGTTAGGTGAACCAAGTAATGCACTGATAAAATTAGAAGTAAAGTCAGAACGAACTATTGGCTCGATCTTGATTAACTCAAGGCAGAGGGATGGGTGCGCAAGTGCAAAGTGATTGGTAAGTTCAGGTGATGAGACAATATTTAACAATGCTTCATGTGCATGTTCAGCAGCTGTCTCGCGATTAGAGATGCGGAGATTGTTAGCTATCTTATCACAAAGTCGATTCTTCACAGGTCTATCAATTATTGATATTAATTTTTCTAGTTGAGGTGCCAACAATTGTGCCAGATCGTCGTATCGTTTAGTAAGGTGCAAATTTTCCACTAACTCTAGAAATATCCCTGTTCTTCCAATTGAGAGTTTAGGGTTTTTTAAGCGAAATAAAATGTAAATAGCAACTGCGAGTGATATCAGGTATACGGCACTTGAACTATCTAATCCCCATTTCCAGGGGCCAAAGCTAAAATATAAGTCTAGTGATTTTAAAGCCGGTGCAAACACCAAATAATTGCTTAGTAAGAATGCAAACCCAACAATTACCCAATCCCACCACGCTAGGCAGAACCTTAAACGTAGTCGAGCGTTTGGCGTAATAAGGGCCCATACAGCAGCAATAACGCCCAATATGGTAAGTAGACTTGATGTATCAATTTTGGTTGGCGGTGTCATAATTTCTCTTGTAATCATTGTTTGATGTACATCGGAATGGTTTCAAATGATAAGGCTCTGTGTATGATAAATCAGAACGTTATGCACGTTTAAGAATACCCTCAAAATGGCACATTTTAATCTAAAAATGGCATTAAATGGACACTACTTGTCCACACAAGTTTTTTTCAGTCGGCTTTTCCCGACTAACGTTTGGGGTGTCCTATTGAAACTACGCTCCTTATAAAAGCAATACTGTAGCTGTATGTTTATCAAAGGGGTTGTGCTAACCAAATTACTGAAGCCTAAGGTCCGCTCTTGGCACAGAGCGGACTGTCAGATCAGGCTTTACTCTGTGCCATAGATATGTAAGCTCACACCAGAGCTCATACAACTTATTGTGGCATTTTCGGCCATTCGGGATTTGCAGGATCCACACGGCTGACCAGAACACTGTAGCGTTCCCATGCTTCCAGTCGGCTATGCTCCTCATCTGTTGCCATGTTCAGCCTGACAGCGCGCTCCAGTGGCTGAATAACGCTTTCCGCTTCGGAAAGTAACGCGGCCTTTTGTGATTCTGTCTGTTGTTGCTGTTCGTCTGCCGTATAAATCCGCTTAATCACGGCACCATCCTTAAACATCCATTTACCTGAGTCATCAGCACGTCGGTTGGCGGTAATATCAGGAACCTCGACAACGCTAAAACCTTCAGGGTTAAGCGTTGAAGCATCTCTGGTGATGCCGACAATTATATTATTCTCGTCGTAAACAATCTTTATCGTGTCTTCCTGAAAATTACTTACTTCCTCATACCAGTTTTTTCCGTCTTCGGACCATAACCAGATAACATCAAAATTTTTTGTCAGTTGATATTGAGCAACAGTTTTTGGATTACCCGCAGTAATATTTTTTAAATGCTGCATAAATTACACCTGTGCGACGTTATACCATGTGCCATTGATGTATTTTTGTATCGGTCTGAATACTGCGGGGTCATCACCATCGACTTCACCGACAATACCAAGCCCTGTAATTACGTGCCCTGCTTTCTCATACATAACCCCTTTCTGCATAGTCTGAACAACACGAGTGCCCAGGCGAATATCCCGGACATAGCGAGAATCTGATTCAGCTTTGGTGTATGCACCAACATCTCCCGCTGATGGTTTTCGTGTTGTGGTATAGAAATCAGACCAGCCAGATTCAAAACCATAACCATCACGGGCTGACCTGTAAGATATACCGCCATTTTTATAATTCACACGAAACTGTACAGCCGGGCAGCTACCAGCATTTATATTAAAGTGAAGAATTAATGCAGATGCTCCCCCAATCAGAGCGTTGTATGCGCCACTGTCCCAATTCCATCCAACGGCTGTATCACCATTAACCGTATTACCTGTCTGCCGAAGTGCAAATGCACCGACATTTCTGGCATTAAGGGTAATATCTCCAGAACCATCAAAGGCAACACCTGCTATTTTCCTCGGTGTTTCGAGTTTTGAGGCTGTTGCAGCATTTCCTGAAAGGCTGGAAATAAATGGATGTGAACAGTAATAACCACGTCCATTTTTAAAATCCAGAATAGCCTGTACGTTCGTGCTTTCTGTAGCGGGATTAGTTGCCCCCCACTTATATGTCGTCTGACCGACGACATAATCCTCTGTCGGAACAATAACCGTTAGCCCTTCCTCTGCAAGAATTTGTACTGGGAAAGCTCTGGCTTCAACATAAAAAACACTACATACATCATCATCTTTCAGGCTTGTAACAATGGAATGGATTGAACGCTCATTAGTCTGATACGTCCAGAAATAACCTGCCGCATATGAACCACGATCGGTCCAGCCTCCGGGCATAACCATGCCATTAAACTCGCAGTTATTCATTACATAATCGCCGTTATAACAACCAGTTGAAATAACGACGCGGGATGCCATTTCTCCTGAAAGGCTGGCAGCACGGCGAAAGATAACGGGATACCACTTCCCGGCAACGACATTTGCAGGGGCTGCAAACGAATACTTTCGCATTCCCTTTTTCTTATCCACTTCACCTTTGCTGTAAACATTAATGTTACTCAGGAAACGTCCTTTATCAGGAATATCCGCACCGTTCTGATCTTTCTGAAGACGTTTTTCAGCATTGTCATAGGCAGACTTCACCGCTTTTGGTGTTGCAGCCAGCGTTTCAGAATCACTGTTGGTGGCGCTACTGAGCTGGACAAGACCTTTTCGCGCTGTGGTGGCATCCTGTGCAGTGTATTTCCCGTTAGCAAGGTCATACGCTGTCTTAACCGCCTTTGGCGTTGCCGCAAGCGTTTCAGAATCGCTGTTGGTGGCGCTACTGAGCTGGACAAGGCCTTTTCGCGCGGTGGTGGCGTCCTGTGCAGTGTATTTCCCGTTAGCAAGGTCATATGCTGCTTTTACCGCTTTTGGTGTTGCGGCGAGCGTTTCAGACGTGCTGTTGGTGGCACTACTGAGCTGGACAAGGCCTTTTCGCGCTGTGGTGGCGTCCTGTGCAGTGTATTTCCCGTTAGCAAGGTCATATGCTGCTTTTACCGCTTTTGGTGTTGCGGCGAGTGTTTCAGACGTGCTGTTGGTCGCACTGCTTAACTGAGTAAAACCTTTGGCGGTCAGCGAGGCGTCCGGGTGACGTCGTGACTGTTCATGTTCTGCAATTTTGTCATCAACGTAATCCTGCGTTGCCATCACCGTTGTGGTGTCAATGGTCAGCGCCACTGAGGCCACACTGCTGACGATGATGACCATGCGGCAGGTCTGCGAACGCCCTGAGCCTTCGGCAAGAGCTGGCTTATAACTTTCAGCCATGTTCGCCACGGCAATTAACGTTCCAGCATCATCGTACAGGCCAAGCTCACGCATCCAGAAACCGCCCACCTCCGGCGGAATAACCAGCTCTGCGATAATATAATTACTGTTTCGTTTGTCCTGGCTGATTTTGTTCAGCGCATGTCGCCAGACTTCGTGGATAAGCCCGGTCTGTCCGGCATCCGGGACAGGCAATTTACCACCGCCATCCCCGACGGCCATCGTGGTAATGTTGACCTTCCGCCCTCCCGGCGCGGTTGCCGCTGCCAGCTTTGCTGCACCAGCAGTGGTGATAACGGTTCTGAATTTTGTGCTCATTATTCCTCACTTATCCGGGGTAAACCGTAATTACATCGCCGTCATAAGCCACACCACCGGCGAACAGGTAGCCGGGAATGTCCCGGGTAATGTTCAGACCAATAAGGTGACGGCTTGCAGGTTTGGCATCAGCAATCAGCCGTTCCATTTCCTGATACATTGCCTCTGTGATACCGCTTTCCAGTACACCAATATCAAGGCGGAAGGTGCCGGGCGGGTCACTGTTTTCCCACCACTCCGTCACGTTGATGAGATAGCCGAGCGGCTCCACCACACGCCGGATTGCGCCGATAGTGCCTTTATGACAGTGGATGAAATAGGCATCGCGGATAACGGCGCGTTTTGTCGCTTCCGGCCACTTTTCATCCCACCTGTCGACCGAAAACGCCCACGCCAGCCACGGCAGCAGATTTGCCGGGCAGGTGTCCGGGTTCCACAGCTCACGAATCCTGACCGGCGTTTTTTCAATTTCCGCACAGGCTTTTGCGGCGGCAACTTCAAGCGGTGATGAGCCGGTCGGCAGCAGGCGCGAATCACTCATCCGAGCCTCCGGTCACGACGCGGTATTCGGTACAGAAAGACGCCTGCGTACTGTTGAGCACGATGTCAGCCAGTGGTGCAGCCAGTTCGACACGCTGCACGCCTTCCACATGCAAAGCGGCATAAATGGCAGACAGACGGATGTCGCGCCCCAGCCGGTGCTGTGCCGTGATATACGCTTCCAGCTTTTTCACAGCGGCAGCGCGGATGGGTTCGCTTTCGGGACCAGGGTAAAGGTAAAGCGTGGCGTTTATCTGGTATTCAACGATGGCGGCAGACTGCACGGTCACGCGGTCGGCCACCGGCCGACGTCCCGCCAACCACGCCAGCCACGGCAGCAGATTTGCCGGGCAGGTGTCCGGGTTCCACAGCTCACGAATACTGACCGGCGTTTTTTCAATTTCCGCACAGGCTTTTGCGGCGGCGACTTCAAGCGGTGATGAGCCGGTCGGCAGCAGTCGCGAATCACTCATCCGAGCCTCCGGTCACGACGCTGTATTCGGTACAGAAAGACGCCTGCGTATTGTTGAGCACGATGTCGGCCAGCGGTGCAGCCAGTTCGACACGCTGCACGCCTTCCACATGCAAAGCGGCATAAATGGCAGACAGACGGATGTCGCGCCCCAGCCGGTGCTGTGCCGTGATATACGCTTCCAGTTTTTTCACGGCGGCAGCGCGAATGGGTTCGCTTTCGGGACCAGGGTAAAGATACAGCGTGGCGTTTATCTGGTATTCAACGATGTCGGCAGACTGCACGGTCACGCGGTCGGCCACCGGCCTGACGTCCTCGCCATTAAGGGCGTTACGCACCACGGCCAGCAGGTCTTCGGATGCCACACCGTTATTTTCACGTGACAGCACAGAGATGGTGACGCAGGCCGGAGACGGACTGGTTACAGAAATATCCGCGACACGCCCGTCGGCACTGCGACCATGATACTGATAGGCCCCCACCGACCCGGCGACGCTTAAACCTTCAAACGCCTGCTGAATACGCAGACGATAATCCGTGTCAGATTCCATCACTGCCGGTGTCGGCGGGATGGTCGAATCATCTGCCGGGGTGATATCAGGCGCGTGGTGTTGTAATTGGCACCAATCACATCAAGGTCATTACCGGCAGCACAGGCCAGCATCACCGCCCGTGCGGCCTCATTCACACGCTGACGCCAGATAAGCTCACGATAAGCATTTTCCTCCAGCAGTTTGACGAGAGGTTCGGATTCCAGCGTCAGGGTACGGGCGACCGCCTCCTGCTGGTCTTCCGGGTAAAGGGAAATCAGTGTCGCCTTGCGTTCGGCAAGAATGGTTTCAAAGTCCAGCTCCTCGACCACATCCGGTGCGGGTAGCTGGTTCAGGTCGATAATCGGCATGGTTTCAACTCACAGGGATGGTTAACGAAAGTGGCTGGCCGGTGTCGTTGTGCTGGCCGGTTAACGTGACCGTCATTCGCCCGTCAAAACTGCGCTCAGTGGTGACGGATGACAGGGTGACGCGGGGTTCCCATTTCAGCACCGCCATGTAACAGGCGACCTTAATCTGCAACTCAAGCGCCGGGGTCTGCGGCTGGTCAATCATTGACGCCAGCAACGAGCCGTAATCACGACGCATCACCCGTGAGCCGACCGGCGTGCGCAGGATATCGCCGATACTCTGGCTGATATGCTCAAGGTCAGTGACAGTCAGGCCATCACTGCGATTCATTCCGAGATAACGCGCTGTCATAAAGGACTCCCGGTTGTGCCGCCGCTGTCGCCGGGGTGTTTATGGGTATGCAGTACCTTACCGTTTGATGAGAGTTCACCGCCGGTATGTTCAATGTTGCCGCGCATCGTCCCGCCCTTCTGCACTTCCAGCGTGCCGGTAATCAGCTTGTTAGTGCAGACCACCTCCGGTGTGTCCAGGGTGACGCGGGTTGATGCTTTCACCATGACCACCGGCACCGTGGCAGTAACAGAATCTGAAGCCGTCACGCTGGCCGTTTTAATTCCGCTTACCGTGAGTGCACTGGTTTCGGGTTCATACTCAATCACCGCCCCGTCAGGGAAACGGATATGCATGGCATCTGCCGACGCAGACGGCGGAGGGTTATCACCGGAATAAATCCCCGGCAGAACGAACGCCGTGTCGAGTTCACCGCCCACGGCCAGAATCAGCACCTGTTCCCCCACGGAAGGTGCCCACCATGTGCGCGAACGACCGGCGCGATGGGTCAGCCACTGAAGCCAGTCGGTGCACATGCCGCCGGTCTGCACACGGCAGCGACCGGCGTTAAGGTCGGTTTCGACGACAAGGCCGGTGCGGATCATGTTGCGCAGTGCGCGCGCGAGTTCCTGAATATTTGCGAGAGTGTTCATAACGGGAAGGATGCCGCCGGGTCATACCGGCGGCAATGTGACGATGAGGTGTCGGGAATGGCACAACTAACGGTCGAGGTGAGCGAGGATAATCTCTTCAATCATCTGCACATCCTCACCGGTAAAGCCGAGCAGAGGACGCGCCGGATAATCAATTTTCTTACCGTCTTTCCGGGTTTCTTCCGACAGACCGAACTGATGCACACTGGCGATTTTCGGTGACTTCCCGCCGTAAAACTCCATTGATGCCTGTTCCGGGCTGGCGCGGATATGCAAAAAACGACTGGTGATAAGTTTCGCAAACATTTTTCGCTTAACGCGACCGGTCTTTTTTCTGGCGCTCTGCTGCTGGCGTGGCGCGTAGGGTGTGCCGTCCGGGGCTTTCTGAGCCATCACCCGACGCTGCTGACTCTGCCGCAGACGTTTCGCCAGTTCGGCGCTCAGTCGCCGACGCCCTGACGGTGACAGCGATTCAATCAGTCCGGTCAGCCGGTCTTCAAAACGCTTAAACTCATTCATCCCACTTGCTCACCAGTTCGCCATTGATATAAAGCTCCACCGGGCGGGTGACCGGCTCCGGCGGCGGAGGTTCCGGGATATTCTTCACATGCAGCGCGCCGTCCACCTCACTGACCAGCGTGCGCTCGGTCAGCATCAGGCTGATGCTGATATCAAAGCTGCTGTCATTGTTGATGTCTGCATAAAACGTGAAGCCCTTTTTCTGGCCTTCGTCGGTGGTCATGATGTCGGGCTGATTTTCCCGCAGCCACGCCAGCACCGGCACAATGAGCAGGTCAAAATCACCGGTAAAGTCGGTCACAATCACATTGAGCGTGTAACGCTTTTCGAATGACATAGACGTCGCCAGTGTGGAGGCAATACTCCCGTTATCCACGAATATCCGCAGCATCTCGGGACTGGTTTTCAGCACCGTGACGGCGTCAGTCAGCGCCCTGCGCAGGCTGTCGGGTTTGAGCATCGTTTTCGTCCTGACAGTGTTTAATCATTTTTACCTGGCTGGCACAGCGTGCCAGCGCGTTCTCAAGCTGCCGGATATCAGCACTTAAATCGCCGTTCGTCTGCGGGTCACTGCCCGGCATCGGGCAAAGGCTCACTTTCGGGCAGGCGTTGGCGACAATCACTGGCGTCGGTGCAGGCCGGACGCTGGTGCAACCGGCGCACAACATCAGGCAGGTCAGCGCCGTACCAGCGGCGAAAATCTTCGTTTTCATTGAGTAATCTCGTGATGGTTTTCTCGCGCTGTGCTTCACGCTTCGCGGCGTTCTCCAGTTCCTGACGCAGAGCCACCTGCGCCAGCTCGTTTTTGTCTGCCCTGGTGAGCGCAACATGAAGCTGATTTTTCAGCATGGTGATGGTCGTCTGCTGTTCACTGGCGACGTTGTTCGCCCTGTCCAGCGAGGCGCGCAGGCTGGCATTTTTATGTTTCACCAGAAACAGACCGGCCACCGCCAGTGATAACAACACAACCAGCACAGTCATCAGCTTTGACATGGTTCCCGCCCCTCAAAACGCTGACGGCAGGCCGTACGTATCAGCCGGAAAAACAGCGACGCCACAAGATAAATCAGCGCAGTAAAAATCCACCCGGCAGCGACCAGCGAGATAAACGTCGCCACCATCACTACCAGAGCCACTGACCGCCTGCGCCACGGCACCGGCTGCAAAAACAGCGCCGTGACAATCTTCACGGCCAGCGATTCCGGCGGCAGCTCCCGCCCGTAGCGTTCCAGCACATACTCAGTGGCATACACGCCGACACCACCGGCAACCACACAGATAACCGTCACCAGAATCGCCCAGGCGGCGACAAAACTGACGGCCACGCTCTGCGGGTAAATCAGGGACAGTGCCAGCATCAGCGCCAGCGACACGTTCAGCATCAGTGAAAGGGATAATTTCTTCATGGTGTTTACTCCGTTTAAGCCGGTACGCCGCCGGCGGTACGCCAGACGGTGACCAGTTTTTCCAGTGAATGCTCACGCTGACCGTAACCGGCACCCGGCAGGGACGCCCAGATATTGCGACAGCGTGAAATGGCGCGCTCAATGCGTCCCGCCCGGATGTCATCCAGTGCACCGCGTTCGCGGATCAACTGAATGGCGAGTCTGTCCTGTGACAACGGACTGAAATCCGCCAGGGCAAGCTGTTTGCGGTAATGCGGCCAGAACAGGTAAAGCTGCTGATAGCGACCGGAGGCCGTTGATTTTTCACCGCGACGGTTAAACACCTTCGCCGGTCGGCCATGCGCGAACGGGTGGTCACTGTAGTCGGTGAAAATTTCCGGCTTCCCGTCCAGTCCGGTGACTATCACGTCATAGCCCCGGTTTTTCGTCAGCGGATGATTCGCCGTCCCTTCGGACACTGCCAGCATGTCGAGAAAGGCCGCGATATTCTGATGCGTGTTAATTACCGGCATTACGGTTTCCCCCTGCCCTTAAAACGGCGCTGAATGGCAATCTCAATCACCTGATAACCGGCGATACCCAGCATGGAGCCGATGCCGCACACCGCAGGCAGTGACAGGTCAGGAAACTGCACCAGAACAACACCGGCAACCATCGAGACAAAACCACCGAGCAACATGCGCCCGATAAACAGACGCGGGGTGATGGGTTCACCACCGGCAAGCACTTTGCCTACAACAATCAGCACCCCAATCATGAAAAGCGACAGGACGCTTTTTTCTTCTGCTGTCATGCGTTACTCCCACAGATTGACAGTTTCAGCCACGGGCGCGGTCTGAACATCGGGCAGTTCGACGGCGGTGCCGTGCGGCAGCACCGCACCCAGTTCAGCCAGTCCCGGATTTGCGGCGAGCACGGTCTCAACCACGCCCTCAGTGCGCCCGTAATACCGGACACAAATGGCGTCGAGCGTGTCGCCCTGTAGCGCAAAGGTCTTCATCAGATTTGACTCACGATGCAGCGCGGCTTGTCCTGGATACGCGCCACCGCCCAGCGCATATCCCGCCACAGTTCATCAATGGTGCTGTCAATGCTGTCAGCCTTCTTGTCGCCTTTCGCACTGGCATCCACACCGCGATAACGTTCATAAAGTGACGCGGTCGCCATCGCACACACGGCGCGCTCGTAGTAAAAAACTTTGATGCTTTCACCGTCGATGTCGTCCGCCGGGACGTCCGCCAGACGCGTAAAACCGGCGGCAATTTTCTGTTCGCGGTACTCGTACAGCTCCGCATTCGTCTCCGCCATGCCTGACTTGATGGCCTCACGCAGACGGGCGGGGGCGACGGTCTGCTCAAGGCGCATACGTTCCCGGACGCGCTTCGGGTCGATATCGGGAAAAAAGAACGTGTTTTTAATCACCGGCTCGTCGCCTGCCGGTTGCGGGATGACCACCGTACCCTCACCGGATACAGGAGCCTCCTTTCGCGGAATAATCAGCGTCATCATGACTACCTCTGAAAAGTCGGGCGGTGGACGCCGGTGCAGTGTCAGGTGATTCACCCTCACTGACTGGCGTGCCGCCCTGGCGCGGGGCGCATTCGGTTGTTAACTGGCTTTCTTTTTCGGGCGTCCACGTTTTGCCGGTGTCACGCTCCGTGTCTTACGCGGGGCGCGGGTGGCCGCTTTGGGCTGCGGCTCCGGCTTCGGTTTCAGCTCCCGCTCCAGTCGTTCAATCTCTTTTTTGACGCCTGCCTGACAGTCGAGCTGTGTCGCACGTTGCAGGTGCGCCAGCGCACCGGCGGCATCACCGGTGTCACGCAGAAACAGACCGGTGATTTTGTGCAGCTTTGCGCGCACTTCATCAGGCATGTCAGCCGTGGCGGTCAGTTCAAGGGTGTCCGTCAGCAGGCGGGTATCCACAGACTCACCGGCAGCGTGAGCGCGCATGGCCGCAAGCGCCACCTCCTCGGTGAACATGTACGGCGGGGTACGGCGGTGTTTACCCGGCATGGTCAGACCGTACTTCAGGGCATAACGGGCAATCTCCAGCGCACCGGCAATATCGCCGGTATCCAGACGCCACAGCATGACCGTCATCAGAATGTCATCCTGTGCACCTTTGCCCTGCTCCAGCACGCCGTTCACCCACGGCAACCAGAACGGCAGCAGTTCGCGTTTTTTTGCGGCCTTCAGCTCTTTTGAATAAATCGCTTTCAGTGTGCGCTGGTCTGCGGCCAGCTTAACCAGCATCTGCTCATAGACAGTTGCATGTCGCAGCGGGGCGGCGTCCCGCTGCGCGGTTATCGCTGCCGAGACCCGCATCATGTGGCGCTGTGCGGGACTCGTCATCGGTTACGCTCCCGGCTCTGCGGTCGCCTTAGCCGGTGTGGAGAAATCACCGACCTTAATTTTTTCCACCAGACAACCGGCGGCGTAGTCCTCCACCACGTAATCAATGTTCATTGACTCGTAGTTCTCCACGCGGTCGAGTTTCGGGTTTTCCTCAATCACGCGGCGATGGCTGTCATCCATGTAGTAGATGGACAGGTTTTCCAGCTTCGTGATGAGCATCGCATCCGCCGGGAAGTACGGGACGCGTACCGCTGGCAGGTTGCCGATGCGTTTCTGGCTGATGATGACGTCAGCGGCCAGCATTTCGCTGTTGTCCTGCTCCTTGTTGACGATGGGAAAATACTTGTCCGCCAGTAGCTGACGTCCCACAATCACCACAAGGTCAGGGTCTTCCTGATACCACGGCTCAATCAGGTTGTTGGTCGCATCCATTACCAGTGCATCGAGGCTGGCATAATCACCGCCCTTGCCCACGCGGATGACCTCAGAGGTGGTGCGCCCTTCCTCGTCAGTGACCTTGCTCATCACGCGCGCCGGGGCTTCATTGCGGTATTTCTGCAGCCAGCCGACCGCCACATCCTGCAACATCGGATTACTGTTGCGGTCAGAGGTTTCGGCACGCTTCACACCGTTAAAACCGGCCATGATGAAATCAAGGGACTGGCGTTTGATAATGGCGTTACGGATACGAAGCTGGAAATCCTGATAACGCGCCCACAGGTCAAGCGTTTTGTAGCGGATATAAAAATCGAAGTTAATCTGGTCGCATTCGTACTTGTTTGACGCCAGCTTCGAGAAGTCCTTCGGCTGACGCTCGGTGCCACCGGCGGTGTCGGTGGTGCTGGCGATGGAGCCGGTGACACCAATACCAATTTTTTCCCCTTTCATTTCGCTGACCGGCACAATGTTGATGCGGGTCAGAAAATCAGAGGACTCCTGCATGGTGTTCATCAGGGTCTGGGTGACCGACGGTTCAACGGTGAATTTTTTCGACACATCACCGGCGTCGATGCCGTTCAGTTCGGCAACACGGGACAGGTAGGCATTAAATTTAAAGCGGGTTTCCTGGCGCATAGTTTTTCCTGAAATTAAGGGTTAATCGTGAAGGTTTTCCCGGACTGACTGACGCCGGTCAGCAGTTCGTCATCAGGGCGTCACCGCCACCGCCGGTGGCCTTGCTGCGGCGCTGCTGGGTCAGACTTTCGGTGTGGTCGAGGCTGTTTTTCAGGCGGGTGAATGCCTGGCTGGTTTCATCCGCCCTGTCAGTCACCTCCTGCTTAAGTGCGGAAAAGGCGGTTTCCATCTCAGCGAGGCGCTGCTCAGTGGCGCTCAGTTTTTCCTGCACATGTTCAGCAACAGCGGTCACCGCTTCATGCACGTCATTCAGACGGGCATCATCGCTGGCCTGTTTGCGGCCAAAAATGGACTTCACCTTTTCGGTCAGGGCGGTGAACACGGTTTCAGGCAGGTCTTCAAATTCCAGCTCAACAGGCGTTGCCACTGAAATCAGGTTTTCAGGGCTTAATTTGAAGCGGTTCAGAGGGTTGTATTTTGCCGTGCGGCAGAATTCCAGGTATTCCGTGCCGAGGCTTGACGGGTCATCGGTGACGGCCAGACCTACCAGATAACATTTGCCGGTATTGGCAAAGTTCGGCTGAATTTCCATTGAGGTATAGACCTTCTGCGCGGCCTTGTTCATCGCGATAAGGTCATCGGTCGGGGTGATTTTCGCAAACAGCGCCCATTTGCCTTTCAGCGCCGAATCATCGTCAATCTTTTCGGCCTTCAGTTCGGCCACATCGCCATAACGCTTAAAAATACCGTCAGGCAGGATGCCGCGCAGATGTTCCAGGTTAATGCGGCAACCATAGACTCGCGGGTCAAAGGTTTCAGCCATTTCCTGAATATCCTGCGCACTGATGACACGCCCGTCACAGGTGTCACCCTCAACGCCGATACGAAAGAATTTTGAGACTTTTTTTGCCATTGTCAGGAGTCCTGAATAGTGATTAGAGGAGTCACATGTCGGCATCAGTTTCCCGACGATGCGCATCCTCCGCCATCAGTCCCGGATGGCTTATCACTGACACAACAGCACCTTAGCGAATCGCGGGGCGCGACTCAGTAGCCTTGCCGTGTATTCATCACGGCGAGGTATTCATGACCATCACCACAGACACCACTCTTTTACACGACCCGCGTCGTCAGGCGGCGCTGCTGTACTGGCAGGGGTTTTCCGTGCCGCAGATTGCCGCCATGTTGCAGATGAAACGCCCGACGGTGCAGAGCTGGAAACAGCGCGACGGCTGGGACAGTGTTGCCCCCATCAGCCGTGTCGAAATGAGCCTGGAAGCGCGGCTGACCCAGCTCATCATCAAACCGCAGAAAACCGGCGGTGACTTCAAGGAAATTGACCTGCTCGGACGCCAGATTGAACGACTGGCACGGGTAAACCGCTACAGCCAGACCGGCAACGAGGCAGACCTTAATCCGAACGTCGCTAACCGCAACAAAGGCGGGCGGCGCAAACCGAAAAAGAATTTTTTCAGTGACGAGGCCATCGAAAAGCTGGAGCAGATTTTCTTTGAGCAGTCTTTCGAATATCAGTTGCACTGGTATCGCGCCGGGCTTGAGCACCGCATCCGCGATATCCTGAAATCCCGCCAGATTGGCGCAACGTTTTATTTTTCCCGCGAGGCGCTGCTGCGCGCCCTGAAAACCGGCCATAACCAGATTTTTCTGTCGGCCAGTAAAACGCAGGCGTATGTGTTCCGCGAATACATCATCGCCTTTGCCCGTCTGGTTGACGTTGACCTGACCGGTGACCCGATTGTCCTGGGCAATAACGGCGCAAAACTGATTTTTCTCGGCACCAACTCCAACACCGCGCAGAGCCATAACGGCGACCTGTACGTCGACGAGATTTTCTGGATCCCGAATTTTCAGGTACTGCGTAAGGTGGCATCAGGTATGGCCTCACAGAGCCACCTGCGCTCGACCTATTTCTCCACCCCGTCCACGCTGGCGCACGACGCCTACCCGTTCTGGTCGGGTGAACTGTTTAACCGGGGACGCGCCAGCGCCGCCGAACGCGTGGAAATCGACGTCAGTCATAACGCCCTTGCCGGAGGTCTTCTCTGTGCGGACGGCCAGTGGCGGCAGATTGTCACCATTGAGGACGCCCTGAAAGGCGGCTGCACGCTGTTCGACATTGAGCAGCTCAAACGCGAAAACAGCGCCGACGATTTTAAAAACCTGTTCATGTGTGAATTTGTTGACGACAAGGCGTCGGTGTTCCCGTTTGAGGAGCTGCAACGCTGCATGGTCGACACGCTGGAAGAATGGGAAGACTATGCGCCGTTTGCCGCCAATCCGTTCGGCTCCCGCCCGGTATGGATTGGTTACGACCCGTCACACCGTGGCGACAGCGCCGGATGCGTGGTGCTGGCACCGCCGGTGGTGGCCGGTGGCAAATTCAGAATACTTGAGCGTCACCAGTGGAAAGGCATGGACTTTGCCACTCAGGCGGAATCCATCCGCAAACTCACCGAAAAATACAACGTCGAATACATCGGTATTGATGCCACCGGCCTCGGTGTCGGCGTGTTCCAGCTCGTGCGCTCGTTCTATCCCGCCGCGCGCGATATCCGCTACACGCCGGAAATGAAAACCGCAATGGTGCTCAAGGCAAAAGACGTTATTCGCCGTGGCTGTCTGGAATATGACGTCAGCGCCACCGACATCACCAGCTCGTTTATGGCTATCCGCAAGACCATGACCAGCAGCGGACGCAGCGCCACCTATGAGGCCAGCCGCAGCGAGGAAGCCAGCCACGCCGACCTCGCCTGGGCGACCATGCACGCCCTGTTAAATGAGCCACTCACCGCCGGTATCAGCACCCCGCTGACATCCACCATTCTGGAGTTTTACTGATGAGCAAGAAAAATGGGAAAACACTGCAACCTGCGGCAAAAAAAATGACCGCCAGCGCCCCGAAAATGGAGGCATTCACCTTTGGCGAACCGGTGCCGGTACTCGACCGCCGTGACATTCTGGATTACGTCGAGTGCATCAGTAACGGCAGATGGTATGAGCCGCCGGTCAGCTTTACCGGTCTGGCAAAAAGCCTGCGTGCTGCCGTGCATCACAGCTCACCGATTTACGTCAAACGTAATATTCTGGCTTCAACGTTTATCCCGCACCCGTGGCTTTCCCAGCAGGATTTCAGCCGTTTTGTGCTGGATTTTCTGGTGTTCGGTAATGCGTTTCTGGAAAAGCGTTACAGCACCACCGGTAAGGTCATCAGACTGGAAACCTCACCGGCAAAATATACCCGCCGTGGCGTGGAAGAGGATGTTTACTGGTGGGTGCCGTCCTTCAACGAGCCGACAGCCTTCGCGCCCGGCTCCGTGTTTCACCTGCTGGAGCCGGATATTAATCAGGAGCTGTACGGCCTGCCGGAATATCTCAGCGCCCTTAACTCTGCCTGGCTGAATGAGTCGGCCACGCTGTTCCGCCGCAAGTATTACGAAAACGGCGCACATGCCGGATACATCATGTACGTCACTGATGCCGTGCAGGATCGCAACGATATCGAAATGCTCCGCGAAAACATGGTGAAGTCGAAAGGCCGCAACAACTTTAAAAATCTGTTTCTCTATGCCCCGCAAGGGAAAGCCGACGGCATTAAAATTATCCCGCTCAGTGAAGTGGCAACGAAGGACGATTTTTTTAATATCAAAAAAGCCAGCGCCGCAGACCTGCTGGACGCGCACCGCATCCCTTTTCAGTTGATGGGCGGCAAGCCGGAGAACGTCGGGTCGCTGGGTGATATTGAGAAAGTGGCAAAGGTCTTTGTCCGCAATGAGCTTATCCCGTTACAGGACAGGATCCGCGAGATAAACGGCTGGCTCGGTCAGGAGGTCATCCGCTTTAAAAACTACTCACTGGACACCGACAACGGCTGAACATCGCCGCCTGCGGGCGGCTTTTTTACACCCCGTCATCACGCCCTCACACGCTCACCACCGCACAAAACACCCCGCAGACACACCAACGCCCCGGCGCACAATCCAAACGCCGTCACGACGCGCTGAGACGCTGAAAAAATAAAATCAGCACCACCGCCAGCGCGCAGTGCTTTCCCCGCCTCGCCTGCCCGCTTTATAGGTCGGGTTTAATGCAGTTGCGTGACCATTTTGGATCCGCGCCAGCTCTGGCCGCTCACGGCCAGAGCGTGCAAGGCTGACTCATGCAAAACCATGCACCTTATGCATTCATGGTTAAATAACGATAACTCTGACTCAAATTATTGGTTTGTGTTGGTTTTATTTTGGTTAAGAGATGCGCATTGCACCAATAATACTGGATAGCAGCTTAATAATCAGCGCTGTTAACAACAGGATATTTGAAGTCATTACCATGGCATTGACCAAGTTACTAAATCTCGGTGTTAATCAGGGATTGTCAGCGTCATATGTAACATCTCACGATATCCACATCAACAGCCTGTAGTTTGGCGGCTGATGGCACTTTGGGAGGCTTTCACTTTCACTCTATCTAATGTTACTATCGCGCCCATTACTAGGAAAATTACTTAATCATAACAATGGGTAGTGATATGCAAATTCAAAGAGGCGTAATTTGGCATACATACACAACACAATCGCCAGAATATCAAGATGCCGAGAAATTTAGTTCAGACTTGATAAATACAGGGTTGTTTCTTGCAATACTAACGCCACACAACACATTCAAATATTTATCAAAAAACACACCATCCTCAACAAAAATAAGCATGAGATATGAAAACAACGAAAATGCTGTTACTGTTGAGGGCGGTGATAAGATTCATGCGTCAGGTGTTTGCGCCCTAACTGCTACGGCTTTTTCCCAGTGTATAAACATTAGACTCTCTGAAAGAAAGCTTTTTCACACATCAGGTAATAATTATTACGAAAACATAATATGTTGTCAAAAGCCAATCCTAGTAAAAAATAACGATGTGGAATTTTTTATTCATCCAATTATTCGTCTCTATAAAAATGGGATAGCACATGTTACCTTTGTTGACACTGAGGAACGCAATGTTGATTTGAATGATTTCATAAAAAACATTTTAAACCTACCTTTAAAACTAAACAGTTCGATTACTACCAGCATAGAGTTCGCCAAGAGTTCGTTACTGCTAGACTATTCAGGAATGCCACTACTTAGTAGACTGATAGCGAAGTGTAGTATTAAAAAGAGTTTAAAACTATTGAACGACAACTCTGAAGATCTAGAGGTTGGTGAATTTAAGGTTACAGGTAGATATATTGATTACACAAATTTAATGCAAATTCAGCATAATTTAAGTGACATCGCCAGATATGTGATTGCTATAATATTTGACAAAACAAAAAAAAGAACAATTAAAGATTATCTTTTAGGCAGAAATCTTTCTGAGTTTTATAACTTCTGGCAAGGTAAGCCAAGCGTCTATATCTTCGAGCACGATAATCAAAAAAACAATGCCACTGACAATTTTCAGAGTAATAAGTCGTTAGTTTATTCATTGCTGGGCAAAAATCACCTATTAACAAACATAAAGCACACCAAGAAAATCATTGATCATCGTGCCTTTGATGATTTCAATTTTTTTTCTGAACAGTCTTTAGCACTGACTATACTTACATGTAAAGTTAAAAAAGAATTTTTTACCGGGACATATACAGAAGAAAATCTGATGTGGGACAATCAGGTTAAGAGTGATCTTAGAGATTTCATTTCCTTTTCATATGATTCAACAATAGAAAAAATTGGAAATGAAAAAAGCCATCTTGGCCTTGCCAAAATACAAGAAGACATCCTTTTATTTGAAGAGTGGCTTAGGATTTTCTCAAGGAAGTATGGAGAGATACAAGACTTCACATTTAATACATTAAATTCAATCGATATAAAAAGGGCTCGTCAAAGCGTCATTGAATTGATAAAGTCAAGAATCCAAGTGCTAAAATTAATTGATGCCGACTTAAATGACAAAAGTAATAAGAAGATAACAATGGCCTTTGGTTTAATTGCATCGACATCATTATCCCCAATTTTAGTAAAGCCATTATTTGAAACACTAAACCTGTCACTTTTAATTAAGAAATCTGGACTCAAAAGCTATGAAGATGCAATTTACTTTGCCACATCCATGGTTTTGGTTTGGTTAATAATAAAGCTATTAAACTTCAGGAGAAAATAGACAATGTAATACCTAAATGCCAATACTAATGTAATTACAAAAATCTTGGCTTAAAGTATTAGGATCGTAACTTCAACCATAGCTAACGCCTCGCTGGGCGAGTTGTTCAACCCCGCCAGCACTGAAAGCAAGTTTCAGCACCGGCGGCGTTTCCTATGGTCGACGTGGCGGCAGTATTATCGGACCTCTCGCCGGTGTGAAGGCCTCAACTTTCTGATTGCTTATATCATGCAGCCGCCCGTAATTATCCCTGACGATTTCAGCACACCCGACCAGTTCGGCGGGTGTCAGATTCTCATTGACCATTATTTGTTGCAGTCGATGCACAATACCCATCAGTTTTATGCTGTTGTTCTTATGCTGCGGAATTTCACGGTGTAGTCTGTGCATTTACCAGTCTCCACCTTCAACGTGTAACTTGTCTGAAATGAGCGCCGCTAACTCATGATTTGCTGATGAATTTCTTCCGCTATGCGTATCCCCCAGAACCAACGCGAAGCCATCGCCACCCACCGTGTAATACTTAGCTTCCGGGAAGTGTTCCCGCACCTCCTGACGCAGCTTTTCTAGCGCGGTAGAAAGACGATAAAATCGAGATGCCGCAGTCGGCATAACATCAGATAGCAAGTCACGCGCCGTGGTAATGCCTTCGCTATCTTTAATAACTTGTTTTATTTCTTCGGTGTACATGGTCATTCAATCAATCTCCATTATTGAAACATTGGAATATCCCGGCCACTCATCAGCGACCGCATAACTGAATTTTTTCTCGCCATATGTCACCGTTGCGCCCCGCGCCAGTACATCCAGTTCCCACCGCTCCGGCGTGATACCGTGTTGTGCTAGGTCAAACCGGATGCGTGATATCTGGTCACGCTGCGATTTAGTCAGTCGCGCTGAAGGTGCTAATTCATCCGGCTTCAACGGTGATCGGTTTCTTTGTTGCCTGTTTTGAGGTTTAGCCCCTGCTTTTAGCGCGCCCCTGAGCACCTTCACGGCGTCCGGGTCATTCCAGTCGATCACCCCAGCATCAATGAGATTTATCACCGCTGCGGCTTGCTCAGACGGTGTGGGCGTCATATCCGTGTCGCTTCCGTTGGCCGGTAACCCACAGTTATTGACAGGACTCCGAGGCGCGGCGATGCCGCTTTTTAAAGTCAAAGGCTCAACGACCGGCACTTTCGGAACAATGCGCCAGTCCGTCGTTCTGGTGATATGAATATGACGCGCGCCGAGATGCGGCGCGTAAATGCCGACCACTCTCTCGACTTCTTCCTCGTACTCGTTAACTTCATCCGACGGACTACGGGCAACCCTGACAGTCTGACAATCGCGCGGAACATTTGCCCCACCCTGCGCGCTGATATACAACGCAAAATCACCACTGTCTGCGGCAGCGCGTGCAGCCTCGACGCGTTCGTCAAACTCATCAGCAATGCTGACGCCGCGAGGCAATTTGCGTAGTTCACGGTAAGCCCCCATTGTCGGCAGGCCAACCGTTTTAAATTGCGGAATGCGCCACGTTGACGCCCATGCGGTAACAGCCGCGGCAGTGTCTTTCAGCGGCCTGCCGGTATCGTTATCGAGCTGACCATCCAGTGCATAGCCATCGATGTTTTTTGAGATGTATTTCGCGATATATCCCGCAGCACCGCCCCGGTTAAGGTGTTTTGCCTGAAAACGGTTTCGCGCGGCTCCTCTTTCGTCACCATCCTCTTTGAGCGCATAGCGACGCATGATTTCGATAATCTGGTTACGCTGGCGTGGATGACAAAAAAGCATCATATGCCAGTGCGGCGTTCCGTCGTGGTGTGGCTCGACGACTCGCAAACCGTAGACCTGTAAATCATTATCCTTGAATGCCGTGCGCATCAGGCTCCAGATGCGGCAGAGATAACGCTGCGCATCCTTTGGATTAAATGCCTCATCATTCCAGCCGTGATTTAGCTGAACGGTTTTACTTTCGCCTTTTCCGACCTGACGTGTCGGGTGATACTTTGACGGCGCGGTCAGAGTGATAAACATCCCCACATCACCCTCTGCGGCGGCGTAACGCTCAATACCGGCGATGGTGTTCATCAGCTCCATCCGGCGAATTTCAGGATTAGAAATACTGCCCATCACCTTACTGATAAGGTCGATGCGCTCGCCGGTTTCCCTGTTTTCGAGGTCACACGATTTAAGAAATTCCAGATTTGCCTGGCGGCGTGCACGCACATCACGAATGGCATGTTTACT